ATATCTATTTCAATCCAATCCTTTCCATGCTTAGGAACATGAAACTCTATACCATCAATATAGCCTTCTTTTTTCTTTGTAGTTTCTAGCAGTTCCATTTCAGCCTTATCCACAAACACATAAAAGTCAAAAGGATTTTCTATCAGCTTTTTGCATTGTGTATAAAAAGCATTTATATGTATTTGACTATAATTAGTGTCTAGCTGATTTGCTATGATTGTTACCATGCCATAATCTCAATAATGTTTCATCTTCTAATTCATCTATTTTTATTTGTTTCTTACTAGGATTAGAATCCACATTGAACAAACAAAACTTAGGTTCTTCTCTATATTTATGTGCCTCTAAATCAGTCGGATGCGTCATACCTCTATTGTAACTATACACCCATTCAAAAGGAATATTATTCCAAAAGTCTCTTTGTCTCCAGAAATGATAGTTATCTGTTCCCTTATAAAATGTTCTAAATATTTGTTGATCCTCTGCCATTGCATCCCAGAATATATGTTCACATTGGTCTTTGTTCCAACACATAACACTAGAATTATATAATGTTCCTCTAATGTCTATAAAGAGTCTTTCGTGTATTCTTTTGTCCCAGTTATCCCATTTAACATGAACTATTCTAGGTTTAAGAGCTAGCTCATTTAATTCATCTATATTATTTTGTATTATAATATCTAAATCAAAATAACACCACTTGCCATCATAACCTAAAAAGTTATGAGAGTTAAAGACTATAAATTTAGCTCTATCCCAACAGTATTTTTCTTTTCCAAACCAATACTTAGGATGTAAAATCTCTACATCTGGTATAGGAACTGTATCACAATTCAATCCTGTAGCATCATCAGTATAACAGGTGAATGTAAAATTGTGCGTATAGTTTTCTTGTACCATACGATACAGATTATTTACATATTCAGGTGAGTATTTAGTGCCCCACTTGATGCAGACAAAGTTCATCATATTCTTTCTCAATCTCCGGGTTTCTATCTAATCCATTTAATAAGCATATTGTATAATCAGGTCTATATTTTCTTCCTGTCGTATTAAAAGCATATACTTCTTCTTTGGGCAAGTGTTCAAATGTAAATCCTTCATGATATAAAAATGTATCATCTCCATAAGGATACTTTACATCATATGTTTCAGGGTATTCATTATAGTGCTTCCATATATGTGTAGCATCTTTCCAAAGCATTACACTAGAATTATAATTACTTAAAGGCCCTACAAACTCTGGTTGCCATGGGAAATCATGTATGCTTATTTGTTTATCGCCTTTATCTTTCCACCATGTATATACAATTACAGGGTTATTATGACAATAATCAAACAAATGATCTATATTCTTTTGTATTCTTATATCTAAATCTAAGTATAATATGGTACCTAGATCCTTTAATTGAAATAATTTTATTTTTTCCATGTTGCCATTTGGCTCATGTTCCATATAAATAATTCCTATATCGGGGTGCAAATCTTTAGGGTCGTCTGTTACACAAACATAGTTATACTTGCCTTCGGTATGTTCGTATATAGAATTAACAGCATCTGCGCTGTATTTGTCACCATATTTTAATGTTAAAATAGTTTTCATTGTAATTACTTTTATTTATAAATAAGACTATACAACGAATTATAAGAGATACTTGAATGGCCACCGTACAAAATATTGTTATAGATCAAGGAACAACCTTTAGTTTAGATATAAATCTAACTAATGACGATGCTTCTGCAAAAGATCTAACAGCATATACAGTAGCGAGTCAAATGAGAAAATCTTATGAGGCATCTACGGCAACGAGTTTTACATGCGTTAAGGTAGATAATACAGGAAAGGTAACGATTAGTTTGACAGCAGCACAAACAGCAACGCTTAAACCAGGGCGTTATGTGTATGACGTTGAAATAACAGGCACATCGCCTGTTGAAACTTTAAGAGTTCTAGAGGGGTTAGTAACAGTAACTCCAGAAGTAACGAAAGTTTAAGGAGGAATGAATGGGAGTTAATGTAAGCACATCGAGTACACCGGCAAAGGTAACAATCTCTACAGGCAGTTCAAGAGTAGTAACTACAACCACAAGCCAATCTCAAGTAGCAACATCAACAACAATAGACAGCTTGTCTGGCATTGATACTTCCGGAGCACAAAATGGTTATTCGTTAATTTATGATGCATCAACTGGCAAATGGGAAGCCACTGCACCAACTGATGTTGCAGCCCCATCCAGCATTGACGGTGGTACATTTTAATATGGTAAATTAATACAACTTAACTAGGAGAAAATTAAATGGCAACAACTATTCAGATAAAAAGAAGTACAGGCGCTTCAGCTCCAGCTACTTCTGACTTAGTTGAAGGCGAATTAGCGTATGCTGAGGATAGATCCAACTCAGGAGCATCTGCAAAGTTATACATCTCATCTATTGATTCTGGCGGTAACGAAGTTATCCAGGAACTAGGTGGTAAGTATTACACAGATCTTATTGACAATGCTACAGACTCCAACACAGCTTCTACAATCGTTAAAAGAGACGGTTCAGGAAACTTTAGTGCTGGCGTAGTAACATTTGGCTCCTTGAGCGATGGTTCGATAACAGCTACTGCATTTGTAGATGAAGACAATATGGCTTCAGACAGTGCAACGCTTATACCAACTCAACAATCAGTCAAAGCCTATGTTGATTCTCAAGTCACAGGTAGTGACTTAGACGCAGCTGGTGACTCTGGAACAATAGACATAGATCTAGATTCAGAGACATTTACTGTGGCTGGTGGTACAGGTATCACAACAGCAGCTTCAGGTACAACGATTACAGCCACACTTGATAACACAGCAGTTACAGCAGCCTCATATGGTTCAAGCTCTGCGATACCGGTTATCACAGTCGACGCACAAGGTCGTATTACAGCAGCAACAACAGCAGCGACTAGTTCTACTTTAACAATTGGAGCCGATAGTGGTTCTGATGATACTGTTACAGTAGGAACAGACACATTAAACTTCGTAGGTACAAACAACGAAGTAGAAACAACAGTTTCAAACAATCAGATACAAATTGGATTACCTAATAATGTAACAATTTCAGGTAACTTAACTGTATCAGGAACAACAACTACGGTAGATTCTACAACTTTAAGTGTTGCAGATCCATTGATCATATTAGCATCTGGTAATAATTCATCAGACGCAGTTGATATTGGTCTTTATGGTCTATATGACACTTCAGGTTCATTAGATTTATACGGTGGTTTATTTAGAGATGCTGACGATTCAGGTAAATGGAAACTATTTAAAGACTTGCAAGCAGCACCAACAACAACTGTTAATGTATCAGGAACAGGATATACAGTCGGCACACTTGTAGCTAGCATAGAATCAGCTAGTGCTACAATTACCGGTGGTACAATTACTGGAATTACTGATTTATTAGTAGCAGATGGTGGTACAGGAGCTAGCACATTTACAAGTAACGGAATTCTATATGGTAACGGTGCAGGAGCTTTACAGGCAACAGCAGCTGGTACTAGTGGATACTTCCTATACAGTAATAGTGGAACACCTGATTGGACTAATGTCGTAGATGGCGGAACTTATTCTTAATAACAAGTAATCAATGGGAAGTGAAATGGAACAAGAAGTAAATACAAAATTAGTAGATGAATATATTAATAGCTTATCTCAGAAAGTAAATGAGCTACAGCAAGAAAACCTATTACTTAAAGCTAAAGCCAGCTATAATGAAAAAGAATATCAGGAAAGAGAATTACAATTAAAATTGGAACTACAACAAGCATTAGACAAAATTGCTACTCCAGAAGTTAAGAAGGAAGAGCCGGTTAAGAAAAAACCGGTTCCAACCTTTACTTCGGGAACAGTAAAAGAGGTAGAAGAGAAACAACCAGAGGCTAAGAAAAAACCTAAGCCAATGATAAAAGCTCCTAAACCTAAAGGTTATAATATTGAAGTAGACGGTCCAAGAGAAGTAATTCCTAATCCTAAATTTATAGAGGCAGAGGCAAAAATAAACTAACAAGGATAAAGACATGGCAACAGTAATTAAAATTAAGCGTAATGAAACATCAGGTAATGCACCAACTACAGCAGATATTGTACAAGGTGAAGTTGCACTTAACTCTGCAGATAAAGAAGTTTATGTAAGAGACTCTTCAGATGCTATTGTTAAGATTGCAAACTATGCAGAAAAAGACCTTTCATTAGAATTTCCTACAGGAGATTATGGAAGTGTTGCTTCTTCACTTGCAACAGATGCGTTTGGACAATTAACTGATGTTATATATGATTTAAATACGTCAATTAAATACAGACTAGCTACAGAGGACTTAGGTTCAGTAGCATAAGGAGAAAAATAGATGGCAGTTACAGTACAATTTAGGCGAGGCACAGCTACACAGAACGATGCGTTCACAGGTGCAGCAGGTGAAGTCTCGGTTAATACAACAAATAATTCTATTAGGGTCCATGACGGAAGCACTCAAGGCGGACATGAATTAATGTTAGCCTCAGCAGCAAATATATCAGGAAATATCGCAGGAACAAGTATATCAGGCGGTTCTATCGATGGCGGAACATATTAATTAGGAGAAAATAATGCCAACACAGGTACAATTAAGACGAGGGACTACAACACAAAATGAATCCTTCACTGGTGCGGTAGGTGAACTTTCCGTAGATACTACGCTAGATACAGTTCGAGTACATGACGGTTCAACAGCAGGCGGTATAAGACTAGCTAAATATTCTGAAATACAATCAGGAGATATTACAGCAGTCGTAGCAGGCACAGGACTATCAGGAGGAGCTACTAGCGGTAGTGCAACGGTAAATTTATCACACTTAGGAATTGAAAGCTTAAGTGACCCTAACGATGATCAGATAATCTTTTGGGATGATAGCGCAGGAGCTACTGCGTTTTTAGATATAGGAAGTGGCCTTGCTATATCTGGAACAACACTAAGCGCTTCAACACAAACAAACTTAGCAGATGCAGATGCAGATACTAAGATTCAAGTAGAAGAAAGCAGCGAC